AGCGCGTATCCGAACGCCGGCCATACTGGCAATATGAAGCAGTGGGTGACAAGCGAACACGGCCGACACATTGGGCGTTGCATGGAAAAATCTTTCCATCGGATCATGATTTTTGGGATACGTTTTACCCACCCAATGGTTTTAACTGCCGGTGTACAGTGATTACACTTAGCAAACGTCAAGCAAAAGGCAAGACAATTGAAAAAGATAACCCTTATGGCACATTGATCGAACCCATTGACCCCAAAACAGGGAATAAGATGCCGGCAAGGTTATTGATGCCGGATCGTGGATTTGAAGGGCATCCGAAGCTGGGCATGGATGTTTCTGGGAAAGATTGGGATATGCCCGGGTTAAATCGGAAAGAAGAAGAAGCAAAACGACGCAAGAAAGAAGAAGCAAAACGACGCAAGAAAGAAGAAGCCGAACGACGCAAGAAAGAAGACGCAAAACGACGCAAGAAAGAAGAAGTAAAACGACGCAAGAAAGAAGAAGCAGAAACAGAGAAACCAAAGCGCGTGGAAACGCCTCGTGTGAGTGCTGAAAATTTTGAAAAAAGTTATGACAAAATTGTCGCCGAACGTGGTTCCAGAATAACAGGGTTTGTCAGGATTCATGACATTCGGGATGCGCTGGGTTGGTCAACAGATGAATTTGACAGGATGCTGGAGAAATTGGCGGAAGATATGAAGATTACACTTCACCATGGTGACCATACGAAGTTGACAAAAGAGCAATGGGAAAAATCATATCTTGATCCAGAGGAGGGGATACCCTTTATGTCAATATCCTGGGTAGGGAAGAAAGATTTGGATATGCCCGGGTTAAATCGGAAAGAAGAAGAACCAAAACGACGCAAGAAAGAAGAAGCAAAACGACGCAAGAAAGAAGAAACAGAACGTCGCAAGAAAGAAGAAGCAGAACGACGCAAGAAAGAAGAAGCCGAACGACGCAAGAAAGAAGAAGCAAAACGACGCAAGAAAGAAGAAGCCGAACGACGCAAGAAAGAAGAAGCCGAACGACGTAAGAAAGAAGAAGCAGAACGACGCAAGAAAGAAGAAGCAGAACGACGCAAGAAAGAAGAAACAGAACGTCGCAAGAAAGAAGAAGTAAAACGACGCAAGAAAGAAGAAGTAAAACGACGCAAGAAAGAAGAAGCAGAAACAGAGAAACCAAAGCGCGTGGAAACGCCTCGTGTGAGCGCGGAAAATTTTGAAAAAAGTTATGACAAAATTGTCGCCGAACGTGGTTCCAGAATAACAGGGTTTGTCAGGATTCATGACATTCGGGATGCGCTGGGTTGGTCAACAGATGAATTTGACAGGATGCTGGAGAAATTGGCGGAAGATATGAAGATTACACTTCACCATGGTGACCATACGACGTTGACAAAAGAGCAAAGGGAAAAATCATATCTTGATCCAGAGGAGGGGATACCCTTTATGACAATATCCTGGGTAGGGAAGGATTAAAGAAAAGGGGAAGGAAAATGGACTGGGATGAATTAATATACCCAGGGCAGTTTCGTGCAAGAAGTGGGGAAATTGTAGACATCACGCCGGATGATCTGGCGTATATGATTGATACGTTTGATCCTAATGACCGGGACGTGCCGATTGTTTTAGGTCATCCGGAACATAATCACCCGGCGTATGGATGGCTGGACCGTTTACGGATTAACCCTGAAAGTGGATATCTTGAAGGGAAGTATAAGGACCTTGTTGAAGCACTCATTCCCATGCTCAAACAGAAACAATACCGGAAAAAAAGTATTGGCCTGTATCCGGACAAGCGCCTGAAGCATATCGGGTTATTGGGTGCTGCGCAGCCGGCTGTACCGGGCCTGTCAGATATCAAATTTAACCAGAATCAAGATAGCTTTGTTTTAGAGGTTATCGAATTTTCGGAGGGAAACATGACGATCGAAGAATTACAGGCTTTGCTTGCCGCAAAGGAAAAAGAACTTGAAGCGGCAAAAGCCAAACAAAAAGAATTTTCTTCTCATGAATTACAATCTGCTGTTTTGAAACTTGAGAATAAATTGTCAGAAAAAGAAAAAGAAATGGAAGCCGCACGGAAAAAGATGGCGGACAAAGACAAGGCGTTTTCTGAGTACAAAGGTGAGCAGGAAAGAAAAGAACTTGAACAGTGGGTAGACGGTCAGATTGCGCAAGGGAAAATACTTCCCGCGCAGAAAGAAAACGGCATGCTTGATTTTATGTGCGGTTTGGGAAGTATTGAGTTTTCTCAGTCTGGTGATGGCCAGAAAACAAACCCAAAGGCATGGTTCAAGGAATTTGTCGAAGGGCTGCCGTCGCATGGATTGTTTCATGAACTGGGGAAACCGGAAGGCAGAACCGAAGACTTAACCGGATTAACAGAAACTTTCTAAGGGGGAAAAATGGACGGTGTAAGGCAAGTATTCACTTACAAAGAAACAAGTGTCAGATCGGCAGATGGTCATCCATGTGTGGCTGTTCAGTTGGAAAAAGACGCGTCTGTCTCCACAGACATTGAAAAAGGGACGATTTTGACATATGGCAGCGGGAGCACACTTATGGTGTATGAAAGCGTTGGCGAACCTGCAATGGTTGCGGAATACCGCATTCCAAAAGAAGACAGTCATGGGACTGCAATCGTGCATGGAAGCATCAACAAACAAACGCTTAAACACAATGGTGCTGACCCATCAGAAGCAGTAATCAAAAAACTAATGATTGCAGGAATCTACGCATCATAAGGAGGCATAACGATGGATATTGTACAGATCATTGCAAATTTGTTCAACCCGAAGAACATGAGTCGTGTCATCAAGAAATTGTCAAAGCTGGAAACAGTTGTATATGACACTATATTTAAAAACAGGCCTCAAAAGGCTGAGCCTTATGTGTCTGTTCAGGATGTTTTTGAAACGATACAAACCGTTCCGTTGATCCGGCGTGGTGGGAGCCCAGTGAATATTGGGGCTGACAAAACATTGATTCAAACGATTGAACCCTTACAATTGCGTCCCAGCGAACCGGTATCTGCTGTTGACCTGAACAATCTGAAGATGCTTGGCGACACAGGACGTGAAGCATGGATGCGGGAACGTACCGAAAAACTTCGCCGAATCGTCAGGCGCTCCATTGAAGGCATGTGCGCACAGTCGGTGACCGGCCAAATTACCTGGCCTATCCAGATAGAAGGCGGGTTTGAAAATTACAGCCTTGATTACAGTGCTGGTGGTGAAAATCCAAAAATTACAAAAGCACCCGATCTCCTGTTTTCTGATGCCAATGCCACTGTATCAGATGTTCTGAAACATTTTATTGCCATGCGAAAACTGCTGACACGAAATGGCTATGGCGACAATGTTGAAATCTGGGCGGGTGAGGATGCGTATTCTGCCATTGCTGTCATTTGTGAACGGTATATTTCGACAGCGGAGCGTCGTGATATTCGTGTGGAAAATGATGGTGAAGTCATTCGTGTTGGTGCGTTTCGTTTGAAATTGCGATCTGAAGAATACCGACATCCGCAAACTGGTGTATTTACGCCAATCATCGCATCAGACAGCTTGATGATGTTCTCTTTGAGCGCGGACAACAAGAATTTCTATTGTTCGCTGGATGATTTTGACGCAAACCTGAATCCGCTGCCGATGTTCATTAAACCGGTGAAGCGGAATGATGTTATCAATCTGGTGGCAACATCGAAGCCCTTGCCTGTGCCTGTTCTTCAATCGATTTGTTGGAGTACGGTGGTGTAATGATTGTACTTGCTGACCTGCATGACAGAATACTTCCGGCCTATCTGGCAAAAGCGGAAGAAATTCAACCGGGCATTCAGGCCCGGATGATAGCAGAAGCAAACAGCGAAGTCTTTGACGGACTAGAGGATTATTCTGATCATGCACGGTTGAAACGGATTGCATCGGTGATAGCTGCTTATCGAATTGCCGGCGCGATTACAACGCTCATACAGACTGAAAGTGGCACAGGAAACCCATTTTTGTATTTACAACGTGAGTATGGGTTATCATTGAAAGAACTGAAAGACATTCGGGAAGCGTATTCACTGGATGAAACGCCCATGGATCATGAACTAGATATGCTTGAGGTGTACACTGCTCAAGTGACACAGTTTGGCAACTATGAGGCGTACTTTTGATATGGCGGGGGCATCCTTTCAATTGGATATCGACACGTTGGGTTCAGCATTGTCGAAGATGATGAAACAGGTTCAACATACCGGTCCGATGATGGCGGAGATTGGCGACGCACTTGTCAGCAGTACAAAACTGCGGTTTAACCGAGAAGCCGGGCCGGATGGGGAGAAATGGGAACCCAGCGCACGCGCCAAGGACACAGGGGACTTGACGCTGACAGATTATGCGACCTTGAAGAATTCTATTAATTATGAAGCGACAAAAACGCTTGTTGTTGTTGGCAGTAACGTTGTATACGCCCATGCGCATCAGGCCGGGAGCGATGTCGGGCGTGGGCTGAAAGTCAAATTGCCTGAGCGGCCATATTTGGGGTTTGACGATGACGATATGGAAGAGGTCGGGGAAATTATTAAGGACCATTTGACGTCTGGTATATGAATTATCGCTTGCGCGCGGATCAGATCGGCCAAATATCGCTTGCTGACGCGCGCGGCTCAGATCGGCCAGTCCAATATCGCTTGCTGACGCGCGCGGCTCAGATCGGCCAGTCCAATATCGCTTGCTGACGCGCGCGGCTCAGATCGGCTAGTCCAATATCGCTTGCTGACGCGCGCGGCTCTGATCGGCTAGTCCAATATCGCTTGCTGACGCGCGCGGCTCTGATCGGCTAGTCCAATATCGCTTGCTGACGCGCGCGGCTCTGATCGGCTAGTCCAATATCGCTTGCTGACGCGCGCGGCTCTGATCGGCTAGTCCAATATCGCTTGCTGACGCGCGCGGCTCTGAGGAGGAAAAATGAATTTTGTGTTTGATAACATCAATATGATTATTCCTGTTTTTCTGATGATTGTGTCGTTTCTCGCGTATGTGATCAGTCGGAGGCGCGGGAATAAGGCGCTTGCAGATGCGGCTTTTCAAGGGATGACATATTGCCTGAAAACAATTGTCCGGGAGCTGGATGTTCAGAAAAAAGAACTGAAATCGGCGGGGAATTTTGATGCATTTGCCGAGGTGGGTTTGAAGCACAAAGCCTTGAATATGATTAATGACAATATGACGATTCCTGCAAGGCATGCGCTAGAAACCGTACTCGGAATTACTGAAACCGAAATCGGTGAAATGATTGAAGAACAGGTTCAAAAAAATAAGGAGGAATAAATGTATAACCGGATAAATAAACGGATAAATAACCGAATACATAACCGAATACATAACCGGATAAAGGGCCTTGTTGCACTTGGCATTCTACTTTTTGCTGTTATGCTGTTTGTGTATGGCTGTACCAGGCATCCACCATTGCTGTATGAAGATAATCCTTTGTGGCTGATCAAGGCACTGCTCTTAGATGGTGAAATCCAGGAAAAACCAGGGCCGGAACATAATGAATGGATTATTGAGGCCTTACGATATAGCGGTGTCAGTGGTGACCTGCTGGCTGATGAAACAAGCTGGTGCGCATCCGCAATGAATTATATATTGAAAGATTGCGGCATCATGGGGACCGGCAGCGCACTGGCAGAAAGTTATCTTGAATGGGGTGCGTCCGTCAAACCCAGAAAAGGCGGGATTGCTGTTTTTCGCTCGAAAGAAGGATTCCATGTTACGATTTTGGTCAAAGAAAAGCCACGCGCCTTGGGGAGCGGTGACCATTACAGATGTATCGGCGGTAACCAAGGGGATGCTTATAAGATCAGTTGGCAGCCGGCATCCGACCTTGTAGACGTCAGGTGGCCAACACAGGGAGATAAGATGCGTAATCAGGCACGAAATTGGATAGAGGAAGCAGCGACAGCCGCAGGCATCACACATGTCATTGACTCGGATGCATCTGACGCGAACAGTTTGTTGCTGCCTTTGCCGAGGGTATCTTTTGAGGTGATGCCGACCACGATCAAACGTCAATCGAAACGGCTTCGGTGTGAAGCTGTGAATACGATTGTTCAGTTGACACATGAAGTCAAGCTTAATACACGCAATACAATCCGTGTTTCTGATGCAGACGCGGACCATCTTGATCATATGGTGGTCGCTTTCATTGGGGCTTTTCCGAAATATAAGGAAACATCGGAAGGATTCCCGGTTCGTGTGGAGGCATCAAAGGTGGACTATGGCGGGTATCAACACCGGATTGTGGACGTTTTGACGCAGCGTGAAGCTGTGGTGTGGGTATCATTTGCTTTTGGAATATATGATTCGCAACAGCTTACTCCTCTTGAGAAGGTTGGGGTGGATATTGGTATTAATGGAGGTTTCAATGTCAGTTGATATCACATTGCAGGATGGTGTTTCTGGCCTTGCGACAGGGGCACAGGAAGGGAAGGCACTACTAACAGGGTATTGTTCCAAAGGGGTGCCAGGAAAGGCTTATTATATTGGTGCCTCTACTGATATTTCTGATTTGCTGGGCGCTGGGCCGCTGGTGGATCGGTTGAAGGATGTTTTTTCGGTGACGGACGATGCTGTTGTGATTGCGGTGCCGGTAGCGAC